ACATGCCGGCGCCATTTACGCCGATGATCGTGCTGGAAATCCCGGCCACAGGCACAGGCACTCGTACGTCGAACAGCATTGTGCCTGCCGCGCCTTGCAGAGTCGCCAACATCGTTGAAGCGAGCGGGAGCTGGTCGGCGTCTCGGATGCCTGCCGATGCCTTGAACGGTGTCGGAATCGACCGCGCGGGAAGGTCGGAGTTATACTCGACCTGCAGCGTCATCGCGGCGCTGGAGTTGGCTACGGTGATCTTGACGTTGCCGGCGGCCGTGACGTTGAGGGCCTGATAATTTCCCGGCCCGCAAACCGTCGTGCCGTAGTTGGTGGCCGTGGCGGGAGCCGCGTCACCAGCCGACGTCGTGATCTGCGCCCCGGGATTTGCATCGTTCGCCCAGATGATCAGGATGCCGGCCGAGGGCATGTTGACCGTGCGCGGGCCGTCGCCGGGGTTGACCATCGAGATCAGGCAGTTGGTCCGCTGATAGTCGAGCAGACCGATCACCGGGTGACGCGCCGGCACTCCAGCGGCAAAATTGTCATAAGCGGCGCCCATCGCGTCGATGTGCAGTCGGTTTGTGGTGGCCTGCGCGCGCGTTGTCGTGATCTCGGCCCCGGGGAACGTGCCGCCATCACGGCGAAGATCGTAAACGACGCTGTCGCGCGTCACCAAGTCGCCGAGGACGGGTACTCCGGTCGACCAGCCGGCGGCAGTGCGGGTGTACCAGAGCTTGTCGGCGGAATTATAGGAAACGTCGCCGGTCTGACCCGCGTTGGTAGGCGGCGGACCAACGTATGACAAAAAGGCGGCGCCGACCGGCACGCCCGCGGCTGCGGCGATCGCAGCGTCGCGCGCTACCCCTGCAGCGTTCGCATAGTCCGATGCCTGACCGACCAGGACATTGATTGCGCCGGTCGCCGTAGCCTGGGCAGCGGCAACAGCGGCAATGGCGAGATCCTTGACGGCCGCAAGCTGGTTCGTCGCCCAGGTGAGGAGGTTGACCCTTTTGGCAAGGCCATCGCCGCCGTCCTCGATCGGGTCGACGATGACGGCCATCTCGGTACCGTCCAAAACCTCCTTTGGGGGAAGAAGGGAAACCTTCATCGGTCACTCCATTCGGGCCACCAGGTCGCGGCCGTCGCATCGAAAGCGGTGAGAGCTGCAGGCGCCCAATCGGCGATCGTCGCCTCGGTCAGATTGGAAGCTGCGCGGATCGCGTCGATCTTGGCGCGACGATCGAGCGCGCCGTCGAGCTCGCCCGTGGCCGGTTTGCCGGCGGGCATCGCGATTAAGGCGTTGTCGTTGATCTGACGCTCGAGACTGGCGACGGCAAGGATCCTGCGCCGAGCCTCTGCCTTGATTGCGGCGACATCCGTCGCGAGCAGCTGGCCGCTGGTCGGTTTCCTGACCCGCGCGAGTTCGGGCTTGCCCGATTTTCCGAGCATGATCGCGCGACCGGCCGTTTGTCCGTCGAGCAGTTCCCTGTGACGCCGCGGGGTGATCGCGACGGCGTCGGCGGGCACCGCCGCTCCATGCAACGATGCATGGTAGAAATGATGGGTCGAGGGGCTCCACAGGATCATGGCGAAGGGCTCACTTTCCGATCAGCAGAAGGTCGAAGCCGTCCGCGCGCTTGTCGTTCGACGTCGATGCCTGCATCTGGACGATGCACGACCCGAGACCGGGCGAGACGAGCTGCGCGAAGAGGTCGCGAAAGTTGTTGGCGGTCGCCAGCCAGGCCGTGGCGGCGCCGATCAGATATTGCTCGGTGAAGGCCATCGGGTAGCTGAGCGACACCGCCGCATCTGCGGTGAAGGGCGCGCGATACTGGATCCAGTTGATGATGATGCCGTTGGGCAGCACCATGAAACCGTTGGGCGTGAGGCTGCGCGGCAATCCACCGAGCCCGGCCGGGGTAATCGCCTTGTCGTTCGCGGTCCCTGCGACGATCTCGGCTGCGCTGGCGATGGCCACACTGAGGGCGCGATCGGCGGCGAGACTGCCGCCACCGGTCACCAGGCCGCCGCCGGTGACGGTTCGCGCGGTCGGTACCGACGCCGCCAGTTGCGCAAGGATGAGTGCCAGGGACGCCGGCGTGAGCGCCTTGTCAGCAACCGCGCCGGCCAGCGCCTCGGCCGGGGTTGCAGCGATGACCGAGAGCACGCGATCGGCGGCGAGACTGCCGCCACCGGTCACCAGCCCGCCGCCATTGATGGTGCGAGCGGTCGGCACGGCACCGACATCGGCCGCCGTCAACACGATGACGCCGACATGGCCGTTGACGCTCGAGACCGGCGACGGCGTCGAGATCTCGAGCCAGTTGGCCAGCGTCGTCGCCGGCAGCGACTGCAGCACATAGACCAGGCCGTTGTCGGCGCGGACGGCGAAGTCGCCCACGGTTGCCACCAGCGCCAGCATCGCGGCCTGGTTGGCGACCGCCCAGACGTCGATCAGGTCGATCGGGGGGCGTTGAGCGACCAGTAGCTTGCCGTCAGGGCCGAGGGTCGCGACGCCGTTGGGCTGGCCGAGCTGCTCGGCCGCGACATAATTGGCGAGCACCGCGGCCATGGCCGCCGGGGTCATGATCTTGTCGGCAACCGCGCCGGCGAGCGCCTCGGCGATCGTTGCCAGATACGCGATGCCCTGGACCGTCTCAGTCGCGGGCGGGTTGAGGAAGTTGGTGTCGCCGAACTCGATCAGCTCGGCGTCGCCATCCTCGAACACCATATCGGCCGCGATGAAGAACGCGGTGACGTCGGCCTTTTGGACGATCGGGTCGGGCTGAGCGTAGACGGCGAACAGCGTGCCATCGGCAAGATAGAGCCCGACCCCGCGAACTGTGTACGCGTCTGTCGAGCTGTCGCGAATCGTCAGGTGCAGCGTGTCGGACGACACGGCCAGGCCGGCGACTGCGTCGATCCGCTTGATCTCCCCAGGCAGCACCTCGAGCGTCGGGGCAGCGACGACGACAGACGCGGTCACGCCGGCCTTGGCGATGACGATCGGCGCGGTGCCGCCCGCTCCGGCATCGATCATCGCGGCGCGGCCCGCATTGGTCAGGACAAAGCGCAGCGCGGTCATGGGGCACTCCCGTCGAGGAAGCCGACCAGATCGTCGGTCAGCGGCTCGCCATTCTGGTCGGTCAAGAGATCGCCCCAGGGGACGGTCGGATCGGCTTCCGTCGCGCTCGGCCCGAGGCGCGCGTAGAGCATGGTCTGGGCGGCAACGACCGGCGCGGGCATGCCAACCAGCTCGAGCTCCTGGACCAGCGTGAAATGGGCGCTGGCAGGCTTGGTGGCGATGACGTCGGCGACGATCGCGCGGGCGAATTCAGCCGAGACGCGGGTACCGCCGGCATTACCATCCGCGTCGATCAGCGGGAGGCGGACCTCGAACGTGCGCGGATCCATGCGCGGCGTAGTTTCGAACCATTCGACCAGCTGGATCAGATCGTCATAGCTCTGCAGCACGCGTTCGACCGAATAGCGTGTGCCTTTGTGGCGTTGTTCCTCGATTGCCATCTGGACGGCAGCGCGCTTTTCGGCGTCGCTCCAATCCGAGCTCCAACGGTCGATCGACAGGCCCCAGGCGAGCCAGGGCAGGAGGTCGGGCGGGCACGTTGCCGGGTTCCACAGGGCGGCGAGATCGAAGGGAATCGCGGCAACGCGCGTGTCGATCGCCGCGGCGAAGGCGCGCTCGAGCTTGGTCGAATTGGGCGGGAGGAGATCAAGCGCCAAGGCCGGCCACCGTCACGTTGATGCCCGCGCAATGCGCTGCCTGGGTGTCGTTGGTTACGACATCGGCCGCCGGCAGGACGAGATGGACGTTCTGCACGCCTTCCACTGCCAGTTTCGCGCTGATGATGGCGCGTGGCGCGTCCATGCCGAGCTTGCCGGCGCCGGCAAGCCAGGCGTTGAGCGACGCATTGGCATTGGCGAGCACGACGGTAGGATCGGGGCCGCGGAAGACCGTCAGTTCGGCCTGAATGACGTAATCGACGATCTCAGCCGTCTGGACGATGACTTCGTCGGTCAGCGGGCGCACCTTGTTGAGCGAGATGACGCCCAGGCGCTCGCGAACGGCGTCGAGCTGGGCCTCGCTGGCGCTACCGTCGCCGGT